TTTGTTGAATTCACAGCAACGCTATATGGGTCAGGAAGAATATCAGGTTGGTGTTGGCTCTGAGCGAACATTCCCTGGTACTCGTACTGGATTGGTTTTGGCTACCTACATGGGTATCCCCATCCTTCCTGATGCCGATGTGCCTAAGGGTGTAAGCTCTTCTGGTACAGCCTTGGGTAGTAACGTTTACGTTTTGGACACTGACTATCTTGAGATGTCAATTGCCCAGCCTACTCAATACATTGAGAACCGTGACTACTTCGCTGCTAACAGCTTGGTTGTCAGGGGCTTGCTGTACACTCTTGGTGAGTTGCGCTGCAAGAACTTCTTTGTTCAGGCCAAGATTGGCGACTTGAACGCTTAAATTCGTTGGGGGGGTGGGAGCCTTTAGGCTCCTATCCTCCCTTCTTAATAATAACATAAGGTTTAATTTTGGAGGAATAAGAAATGGCTAAACTTACGTTTTCAATGTCAGATGTTACTGGTGATACGAGAGTACTTGCTAGGTCTGCAATGGGCTACGATTGGAATTATTTGGCTGATGATGAAACACTTCTCTTTGGCTCTACAGATGAAACTGCTTTTAGTGTTAAAAATATATCCCCTGGTACTGGTATTTCTACTGGTACGGGTACCCTTTTTAAGGGGGCTGTTTTACGAATGGGGGATGTTGTCGAAACAACTATCGTCATTGACGTAACTGGACTAAACTCTGGTAATGCTGATGGTGATGTTATCGGCGTAGCAGCTACTGCAAACTGTCACCTTGGACAGATTACTGCTGCTAAAAACGGAACTCTCTTTGCTGGAACTATGCAATGCGTAGAAACTCCAGGGGGTGGAGAACCTGATGTAGACCTAAATTCAAATACGGTAGCTACTTTAACAGAAGATGCTGCACATGATGCTAGTGGAACTTCTGTATCTTTATTGGCAGCTGCTGCGGATTGGACGGGTGTTCTCGCTCCTAAGTCTCTTACTGCACTTCCCGCTGCTGATACGTATTTGTATTTCATTGCTTCTGGTGGAGCTACGGATGCTACCTATACTGCTGGGAAGTTTGTAATTAAACTATACGGCTACTAAGCCAGAGCAATGTCTACACACATGGCTAATGATTTAGATGTAAAACTAGCCGTTTATATGGAACGTCTAGATTCGTATATAGAAAGTCAAACTAGATTAAATGAAACTTTATGCGCTAGATTTGCAGAGATTAGTGATGAATTAGATGAAATCAAACATTGGAGAACTCGTATGTATGGGGCTAAATCAGCCTTCCTCGTTATGAGCGTTATATTCGTTCATTCTGCGGTAGTTCTGGGAAGCCTTATTGGTATAATGCGCTGGTTCTCGCCTGATTAGGAGATTATATGCCAACTTCAGAACATTTTCCAGAGAACTGGCCTGAATGGGAAATAGACCCCAGTACCAGAAGTAGTGTACACCTATGGACTAAATATATTCCGATTGACACTGAAATTGGGACGACAGCAGCTGATTTATTAACTGTATCACGGGGTCAACCATCTGTCAACCTTGTAAAAAATCCCTCTATTGAACATGCCACGATTAGTGAATTTACCGCCTCAGGTTCCGCAATATCTCAAAGTAGTGCCCAAGCTGCCACAGGCAGCAATTCCCTCCTTGTAAATCCTGCTAACTCAGCAGCTGGAGAAGGGTTCTATTGGAGTGATAAATTTGCGGGACATACGGAAGGAACGTCTATCGTTGCTCAGTGTGAAGTTAGGGGAGCTTCCGCATCAGGTGATGTAAAAATTGCGATTCAAGATTCGGATGGTGTTGAGTTAGCTGCCAGTACTACTCATAGTCTGACTACTTCGTTCGCTCGTATATCAGTAAAGTGGGAAATCCTTGAGAGGATTGCTGCTACTTATAGAATAGCAGTTACTACTGTAACACAACATAACATAGACCTTTACGTTGATAAGATTATGATAGAACAACGTAGAGATGGCAATCTAAGTGACTATGTTGATGGTGCCCAAGGTGTTAATTATGAATGGATGGGAACTGCTCATTTATCTGCATCCAAACGTAGGCCAGGAATCTCTGCGGTTAGAGGATTTAAACTCAAGAATGGGCATGGTAGTCAAACTGCTAACATAGCCATAGATACTACTGCGACGGCTGCGGGAACAACTTCTACAGGCATTCTCTTAAAGGCGGGAGAAACCATAGAAACTAATTGGCCTATAGATGCACGGGTTAAGATATCTGCCATTGCTTCTGGGTCAAGTACTCAGATTTATGGAGTTATCTGGGGAGTACATGGAGGATAATGAGTATTGCAACTCCATATATAACAACTTCTACTGTTGCTCATGACCCCAATTCCATCTTTTGGTTGGAAAAGGGTACACAAGGACGCACTACTGTTGAAGATATACAAGATGCACTAAAAGAATATGAACGGAATTACCATGCAGGAAACTCGTCTAAGGCAGAGATTTTAACTCTACATAGAGCTTTTCCTGATAGTCCTACATATAAACAAGCGGCTATAGGTATTCAAAAAATGGATATGGTTGACCCTATGGTAATTGGTGGCCCCGCATCAATTGAAATGATTGATAGAGAAGGCCATCTGATTACTACTAATGCTTTAAATAGAGCGTTTCAAAAATTTATGGGCAATCAACGTACTCGTAATGTTATGGTACTGCATTCAGATGTTCAGGTAGGTTGGGCTTTGCCTGCTTATATATCTAAAGGTGGGCAGATATTTAAGTCTGGTGTCGGAGAAAATGGATTGTTCTTTATTTGTGAACTTCGGGATGACACCGCTATTGCTAAAAAAGTAATAGACCAGATTAATAATGGCCTGTTAAAAAGTTATTCCATAGCAGGAAGTGCAACTAAAGTTCAAAATATGAAGAAAGGATTAACTCCATACATGCAAGTTGATGAAATGGAATTAGCAGAAGTTACGGTTTGTGAGAAGGGGGTAAATCAAGGGGCTAATTTTGAGATATTAAAGGCTGAATTACCACAAACAGGAAAAGTAGATAAAGACCAATGTGGTTATAGAGACGCTACGGCTCCTGAAATGAAGCTGGGGATTAATTGTGGACATTGCAAATATTTTAATTCGGATACACGAACTTGTGATGTAGTGGTAGGCGATATAATGCCTGGGGATTACTGCCGTTTATTTGAGGCGGGAGAAGAAGACAAACCACAAATCCAAGTTCATAGGAAGATTGTGATTATGAGGTCTGATAATACTGGTAAAATTAACTTCAATAAGTCTTTTGTACAGTGGATGAAAAAAGAGGAAGACCCATTAAAGAGTGGGAAATCGTTCCACACTCTAAATAATATTGCTGGAAGGGAAGCTGAACACCATCGCCTTCTTCAGGAATACGGTTTCCCTTCTGAAGTACCTCTAGATTCTATGCGATATATACCAGTAGTAGAGACTGAAACTGATGATGATGGAAAGCCTATTCATCTAATACCGCCGTGGGTTGTGAATGAAGCTGGAGAATTTTTGGGTGATAAATTAGATGAGGATGCTCCATCCTTTAAAAAATCTTTAGGTTTATTCAATGACCTATTGCAAAAGAAACAACGTAAATCTCGCCGCCCATATAATAAAGGAGTACCTGGGGCGTATAAAAGGGCATTGCCTAAAGATAATGAACGGTTGCCTGGGTCTGCTCGTACAAGCCAAATGCCTGGTAAGAAGCCTACTTCCGTACAGCCACGCCAATCATGGCAAAGAGATGAATGGGGCAAGCCTACTGATAAGGTACGATATAAAAGAGATAAACAAATCCCAGATATAGATGAACAGGACGAGTTTTCGTTAGATAAAGCTCCTATTGGGGTGAGCCAGACTGACCCTAGTGACCCGTCTAAGAGACAAGCTCCTGCGCCTCAACCTCCTGAAAATCAATATCAGACAGGGCAGAATCAGCCTCTGCCTAATATTCCTGCCCCTAATACAGGAGCATCTACTTCACCGCCCCCAGCAAAGAAGTTTTACCCAGATGAACTGACTCCTCAACAACCTATGACTCAACGTGAACAACGTGGTCAAGAATTTGGAGAAATGAGACGAGGGGCAGAAAAGCCTTTAGGTCAAATGCAAAGACTCTTTAGACAGGGAGGACGAGGAGCGACTAAATGGGCCAAGGAAAACGTGGGGCACATGGGAGACTTAGCTGAAGCTGCAAGGGGTGGGGCAAAAGGTGCATGGGATGCTGGTAAGGAATTTGCGGGTGGTACCACTGAAGGTGCCCGTTTTGGCTATGACCCTGGTGACCCTGATAAACCTGAGCAACGTGGCCCTAGAACAGGTACTCCAACCTATGACCGTATTCGCCGTTATAGGGATTATAAACTTCAAGAACCTGGCAGTAGGAAGCGAAGTGGGTATATGGAACCCTCCGCAGCTAGAACTGCTGGAAGACTCTTTGGTATAGGTGGTAGGGCTGCTACTTCGATGGGTGGCAGGGCACTTGCTAGTGGTGGTAGACAAGCATTAAGAACTGGTAGGGGAGCCTATCGTGCAGGCATGGGAACTGCTAGAGGCTTGGCTGGAGCAAAAGGTGAAGACCAACCTGGCTCTAGTCTTGTCCGACAAGACCAGCGTAGGGAAGCTGATAAAGAACGTATTGGTGGTGTTGGTGGAACTGGGAAGGCGGGGTATCGTGCTGGACGAGCCTTACGAGAATTTGGGCGTGGTGCCATGCGTGGTGGCACTCCTAGTGAAAGGTTAAGAGGCAAGAGAGATGAGTCCCGATTTGAAGGGGGAGCTAGAGCAGGCGGTAGGGAATCTACTGCTGAAAGAGTGGGCAGGGTCTTTGGAAAAGTAGGACGAGTAACAGGGCGACAAGCTGCTAACGTAGCTGCTGAGATGCCCAAGCAAATGCAAAGACGGCGAGAAGCTTCTACTCAACGACGAGCTAACGTAGCTCAGGCCCGTACTAGAGAGGGACAACGAAAAGAAAGATTAGATGCTCACCTAAAACAAGAACGCATAGGTGAAGGGGCGGGTGCGTTTAGACCCTCTGCCCATGAAGGAATGAGTGCTTCTGAAAGACATGATGATGTTTCAACCCATTTAGAAAGTATCGGGAATGGCTATAATCTAACGCCTAAAAATTGGATGTCAGTCATCCATCATCTCACACAAAGCGAGGACGGTCAACGCTTTGCTCATTTCAATGATGTAGATATTCCTGGGGAAAACTGGCATGAAGATATAAAAGCAACGGATTCGGGAAGCCGGTGGGGAGGAAATAGAATAGGTGCTGCCGATATGAGAAAACATATTCAACGCATGATGGATAATGGACAGATATCCTTTGGAGAGCATGGTGGGGAAGGTCAACGTGCTTTGGATTCCATCATGGGTAAACTTGAAAATGCTCATACGAATAAAGAACAACTGAAGATAAAACGATTGGGTGAAAAGAGGACATCTGGACTTGATGAAGATGAACCGTCTAAACCCGCAGAACGGGAACGAAGTACATCAGAACAAGAACAACAAGAAAGATTAGATGAACTCGATAAGAAGAAGGGAAGGGAACAACGATACCGGGATGCGGAAATTGACATGAGTTGGGATGCGGAAAAAGCTCCCGTACATAAAGTTTTTGCGAAAGCTTTTGGACTCGCTTCAACTAGGAGATAATCATATGCCTGAATATGGAGAACCAATTGAAAACGACTTAAATTTTAAGCCTATTCTGGACTTGTTTCGAGGCAAGAAAGGGAAACAAGAGAGACAAAATGTAGCATCGGGAGAAACTCTTGGAGGAACAACCCGTAACCCTAATGCATTCGATGATACCCCCCGCCCAAAATCTTCAGCAGAAGATATGTCTGCTAAGATGGCGAGGAAGATTGCTGCCAAACAGAAACTTAAGTCTATGGAACAAGCTTCGTATCCCTATTCTTCTATAGAGGAATCTCTCCAAAAGCTTGTGAAGGGTCAACCCATTGAGAAGGTTGATGCACGGGCTATCGGTAGAGGAATTGTAGGTGGATTGCGTGGTGAAAAGGAGTCTCCCTATAAGGAAGGGTTAACCCGTGGGTTACCTGAGGGAGATGTTGACCCTGAAACAGGTAAAATTACAGACCGCTCTTATGGTGAACAACATTCTTTAATACCATTTACTGGTAAAGGAGAAGAACAATATCCTCAATATCGTCAGGGGTATCGGGCAGGAAAAACGATAAGAAATGTTGGGGAGGATGTGGCTAGAGTACCTAAGGATGCAGCGAGAGGGGCAAAAGCAGCAGCGAGAGAAGCTGCAACTGGTTATCGTTGGGGAAGAGATTTCAACCCAGGTCAAATGAATAGGGCAGCTATGGAAGACATAAATCAATTGCCTGGCATACCAGCACGAATAGGTGAAATAGTGGGAAGAGCTACCCGTTCAAGCGTACCAGGCAAGGAAGAGATTACTAGGAGAAGTGAGCCGCCCCTGCCAAAGGAAGGTTCTGTTGAAAAATCTCTTCTAAAGCTAATGAAGGATGGGGATACACAAGAACTTAACCCAATGGAAGACCCTCCTAAAGAGAATGAGGAATCCCAAGCGTTGGTAGCTGATGGCGATTCTAAACGTCCGAAGTCTGAGGTTGGTACTAACGATAAGATGTTTAAGAAGGAGCATGAACGAACCCCTGAAGAGGAAAAGGAGATATATGTACAGCGTCAAATTAATCAACGCAATGCCCCTGGTGAACATCCAGAGATAAGCTCAACCCCAGAGAAAACTCCTGAATGGCATGAAGGCTTACCAGATGACCACGTTGTAGATGGTTTTAGTGTAGCGGATTGGAAGGATTTTAAGAGAACCCCTCCGACTCATAGAACCCCTGGCAAATCTTATGCTGCGGAACATGAACCTGATGTGACTAGGAGAAACTATCCTCAAGACCCCTCGACAAAAGGGGCAGCAGCTAGGTATAACTATCAAACTCCCGATGGGCCTGTTGAAGAAGCTCTTTTAAAGCTTATGAAGATAGAGGAGCCTCGTTCTCGTCAGGCAATGGAAACCGAATTCCCTGTGAGACATCCTGAGGGTTCCTATGACCCTAGTATTAGAGTCTCCCGTCGTTCTTCTATGGATAGGCCCACAACTCCTGACCCTACTCAACCACCTATAGATGGTGAAGAGGTGCAGGAGGACTGGGATGAGGCGGGAGCTAGTAGACGTAGTAAGCATGGAAAACCTAGTGGTTTAATGGGTAGGAGACTTCCCAACTACGTTTCAGATGAAAAGTTTTCTGGGGGCGCACCCGAAGGTAGAAAGATTCCTATTGGGAAAGACGATATGGAAAAGGGAGGAACGTTCTGGGGAGGAAGTAGGAAACAAAATGTCCCTCAATCCTTACCTAAAACGGAACCACCTTGGAACCGACAGCAAAATGAACCCAGTCAAACTGCTGGTGTGGAACGAACACTACAAGGGTTTAGGCAGAAGCCGCCAAAGGGGGGCAATTTAGGGGAGAAGAGAGGCCAACGCAAGAGTATTGAAGAGTCTCTCATAAAAATTATGAAGGAAGGAAATATTACACCATCAAAGGTTGGGATGCCAAGGAATGCAGTACAAAGTTTGGATAAAGCTCCTGCGCCATACCAAGCTCCGCAAATGCAAACTGCTGAACAAATATCGTCTCAAAATATGCCACAAGGACAGCAAGACCCATCGAGTTGGTCTGCCCAACACGTAGCCGATATTATAGGACAAGATGTTCTAGGCTTGATGAACAGGGGTAAAGATAAAGAGGCTGCGGCTGCTGCGGCACAGCAGGAAGCACAAGGAACGCAGGGATATGATTCCGGCACACCGAACCCAACTGCTACTCAAACTAGGCAAAAACAAACTCAACAAGGGCCACAACCCGAACCGCCGCCTAAAGGTCTAGTATAAATATTATATTTATATATAGTATATATTACTCGCAAAAGTATTTGACTTTCTAATATAATGGGAGTATAATATATTATAAATAAAATATATATATAGGGGGGGTTTATGTTTGAAGCGGTTATTTGTATATGTGGCGTTCTAGTTCTAGTTGGAATTACTAAAATATGTTGTGGTTCTACCAAATATTCAGAAGAATATTATAGATATCTAAGAAACAATAAGAACGCACCAGAACGACATCATCCTGATTATGATAGGTACTTATAAAAATGTTAATTAGACCCCAGATACTCCTTAGCATTGGTTTGCTGGGGAGTATTACATTTTTTGCTATGTTCTGGGGTGAAACAGAGATTGCTACGGGGGGCATAACATTGATTGGTGCCCTCAGCATGAAAATTTTGGAGAAAGAAT